TCTAGTCCGGTTACGGTCTACAGCTCCACGATTGGCTCTTCAGTTATCCGACTCAATTTTAATCCGACTTGGAGCAACAAATCTCAGTTCACTTGGGTCGGGTCTTATATTTACTTAATTGATGTCTCCGGAATTGACGCAAACATTACCGCATCAGTCCTTAACAATAAATTTTTTGAGATTATTGCTTACGATACAAGCTTAGGAATTGCTGATATTGATGTTGGTGTTGCTGCAGCATCTGCCGTTTCTAGCTTAAACATTAACGGTTATTACAATTACACAGGACCGTTGTTTAGCAATTATTATTCACAGTCAAATTTTGGGCAGGACTTACTCTTTTGCCGTCGAGGTGGACAGATTAACGTTTGGGATGGTCGGATTGGCTGGCTGCTTAATGGTAATACAATAACGTTTACAACGGGTGCAACGACCTACGTCACCACGACACAACCATGCCCTCCCGGTGCAACGACCGAACGGTTTCCTGTATATTTCAGATCAACGGAACTACTTCCTTCAGGACTTAGCTCTATTACGCTTTACTGGCTTGCTCGTTTTGGAAGCTCTGGGGCGATCACGACTTTCGTGATCTATACGGCTGCGACTGGGGGGACTACCGTAACGACCACGACTTCTGGTTCGGGCACGTTTTACGCATGGATTAATGCGAGGACTCTTAAGGACGTTACTAGCGGTAATGTCGATGTTCCGGATAAAGTTAACTACGTCCTCGTATCCGATATTTATAGGTTTGTATTTGCTTTTGGGGCTAACCAAGAAGGTACTTCTGACACAAGCGGAACCTCACAGATTCAACCTATGCTGATCCGTTGGTCGGATCAGGAAGATTATACAAACTGGACCCCCGCTGCAACGAATCAAGCGGGGTCGTTGCTTTTATCTCGTGGGTCTCAGATCATTACAGCACTTCAAGCACGTCAAGAAGTCTTGGTCTGGACTGATAGTGCTCTTTACTCCTTACAGTACCAAGGGGCACCTACGGTCTGGGGTGCTCAGTTAATGGGCGATAACATCTCTATTGTCAGTCAAAATGCGGTGTCGTATGCAGCGGGTGCAGCCTTCTGGATGGGTGTTGATAAGTTCTATATCTATAACGGTAACGTCGATACTCTAAAATGTGACTTACGCCAATATATTTTTGGTGACATCAACATTTCGCAATACGCTCAGATCTTCTCTGGTACCAACGAAGGGTTTAATGAGGTCTGGTGGTTTTATTGCTCGGCTGAATCGTCCACGGTCAATCGTTACGTCATCTACAATTACGCAGAAAAAATTTGGTATTACGGTACACTGGCTCGTACCGCATGGTTGGACTCAGGGCTGCGTGATTACCCCCTTGCAGCGACGTATTCATACAATCTGGTTAATCATGAGAAGGGAGTTGACGATAACGTGTCGGGTACCCCGGCTGCAATCACGGCTTCCATCGAGTCAGCGGAAACTGATCTGGCCGAAGATGGGAATAAATTCCTGTTTATACGTCGGGTCTTGCCTGACATCACGTTCCGTGGATCTACGGCGATGAGCCCCGCTGGGGTCTTGACTCTGCTTCCTCTTAAGAACTCCGGCTCTGGCTACAACAGCCCTCAGTCCGTAGCGGGGTCTTCCAACGCAACGGTCACTCGCACGGCTACCGTGCCTATTGAAAAGTTTACAGGACAAGTGTACATTCGTATCCGGGCAAGGCAGCTTGCGCTAAAGTTTGAGTCCACTGGTGTCGGTGTGCAGTGGCAGCTTGGCTCGATGCGTCTGGATGCTCAAGAAGATGGTCGTGCTTCTGGTGCTGGGGTAACCGGTAGCTAACATGCGCTACGATCTCGAACCTGTTGAACCGCCTGCTCTTCCATCCGCTCCAACCGAGTACATACCGGGAGAGCGTGAAAAGTATAGTAACGTCCTGCGCCTCTACTTCAACCGAGTCTCGTCTTACATTCGGAATCTGAACGGGCGAGTTGGTGGTCGGTTCTTGGACTTCCCCAATGGAACCTTTTCCGATACTCGTGACTATAAGCTCTTTTCTTCGTCTGTTGCCGCCCCCCTTCGGTTTAACACGACGGTCTATAGCAATGAGGTTGAGCTGATCACAGATACCGTTTCTTTTACGGCTGCTGTTGATGATGGGGCTGGTGGTGTTGGTAACATCATGTCAACAGGTTTCTTTGATGGTGAGTTGTATCCCGGGATGGAGGTCACAGCCACTGGCCTTACTGCTGGAACTTATATTACAGCCAAAATTTCGAATTTTTCCTATCGTTTAAGCACGTCCGCACTGTTGACCACAAGGAACATGACGGCTACTGGCACGTCTAAAGTTAAGGTTAATTACGCTGGTCGTTACAATTTTCAATTCAGCATACAGATTGCCAACCTTGACAATGCGGCTCATACAGTTAGTATTTGGTGGCGCAAAAATGATACTGATATTCCAGATTCTAATAGCGAATTTGGCATAGCGGTCAGGAAAGCGGCTGGTGATCCGTCGCATGTCATTGCTTCAATGAACTATGTTATTGACCTTCAGGGGGATGACTATATACAAGTTCTTTGGAGAACTCCGCAGGTAGATGTTACAGTCGAACACTTTAATGCTGTTGCTGCGGGAGTGGGCACCCCTGCCATACCTGCTACACCCTCTGTTATACTGACTGCTAACTATGTCAGTAGATTAGCGAACACATAAAATGGACGAAGCTGAACTTCAAGAAGTAATGCGGATTGCTACGGACTATTTCCGTAAGCAGGCTTCTTCAGAAGAAGAAGTCCAGAAGATGCTCGGTGCATTAGCTAAAATGGTAGAAGACCAAGGGGCGAAGCTTGTCCATCTTGGTAATTACTTATTCCTAGTCGTGGTGCGTGGTAAAGAGTATGTTGAAATTCATACGATTGGAGATGAAAGTAACCCGCGAGATTTGGTTAAAAACTTTGAGCTTCTAGCCGGGTACTTAAAAAATATCGGTGTTAAAGTTGCGTATACCTACTCCCCAGATAAGAAGTTTTTACGTTTAGCTAAACTTACAAATCTCGATATTCAAAATTATGAAGTTGAGATTGACGGTAAGAAAATGCACGTCTTTATGGTGAGTTTATAAAATGCCTATAACACCTTTTGTCTTAGCTTTTGCTGGTGCAGCCGGGGTTACAGGCGCGGTTGGGGCTACTATCGCATCTGCCATCGGGTTGGGTACGGTCGCGGCGACTTCTGCTACAGCTATTGCATTGGGTACTGGGGCTCTTTCTGGGGGTATTGCTCTTGCCAGCGGTAAGAATGCCGGAGATGCGCTAAAAGCTGCAGTTATTGGAGGTCTTACTTCTTACATCGGGGCGGATATCTCTCAAAAAATTGGTGGGGAAGTTTTTCTTCAGAATATAGACTCTGCTTATCAGGCAGGGGTAAGTGGGACGACGATGGTTACCATCGCCAACGCCATTGGTGCGGGAGTTGGTGCAGCGGTACAAGGTGGTATAACAGCTATTGCATACGATCAAGATCCACTTGATGCAATGCTTAAAAATGGATTGACTGCAGGCGTTTCATCTGCCCTTCAATCTACGATTGATAATAAACTTAAAGATGTTCCCGGATTCAAATCCACAAATGATCCACTAGAGCTAACTTTCCAACGTGCTCTTAAATCCGCTGTTGCTGCTGGTATTACGGGCGGTGATGTTGGGGAATCAGTAAAACTTTCTCTTTTGACTTCTGCCGGTGAGACACTGGGTACATACGTAAAAAACAACATAAAAGATTTAAGTGGTCCACTTACACAATCATCTAAAGACCTAACTAAATCGTATACTGATTTAGAAAATAATTTGGCAGAGCAGCAATACTATGCCAATCAGTATAACGAGCTTTCTTCTGTTGTAAAACCATATCAAGATAGGGCGCAAGAAGCCGCAAATGATACAAATAAATGGATAAGTATCTTTGAAAACATGCAGGGAAATGGTTTTACGGGTCAGGAATTTAAGAATGTTATGCGAGAAAATGGGTACATGTATAATGTACTTTCTACCGGTAAAGTCGCTTCTGATAAGTATATTCCAATAGCCCCGCCAGGAACAACTGAAAACGTAGAATCTTTTACATATTTTGATGGTCAAGCAATAAGTCCAAGTGGAAGAAGGGGAGCATATGTA